GCGATATCCGGTTACATCATTATTTAGTCCGATGTATAAACATTATACCGATAATCGGCGGAATAATCAAGCCCCCTCCACAAAGTCCCAACCAAACTGGATTTGCTGCAAGTGTCTCCACAATATGAAAAATCATATTCCTCTCCAATTCTTATATTCGTAATGGAAGTATTGGTCTACTGTGTTATCTAATGGAGCATCAACTTCCCACTGTGCCCACTCTTTACAAAATTGTTTAATATAATTATCATTTAGAACACTTCTACCATAAGATCTTACAAAACATGTCATTGCAAAATGATATCTTTTCTTATCCATATGCGTGTGTAAGTCCCCACTGAATAAGAAGTGAAATTAATCCAAAGATAATGGCGGCAGACATGAATGTTTTATTCATTGTTACTATCTCCAAAAAACTTTGCCAATGGATCTCTTCGGGTTTTTACTATTTCAACTGCTCTTTTATAAAACATATTATTTGTGTTTCCAGAAACTTCAAAAGTCTCCTTGATCTTTACCCAATTATCATAGGTATGTTGATCCATAAGATTTAGATTGAATACTATTAATTATGTTAATGAGTATTTTGAATCTGTCAAGTTTGTGTTGATACAAAAATATAGATTAAAAAAATCTAAAACTTTGTAATATTTGTAACAGAGGATAATGGAATCGAACCATCAGGCGTGAACCTGGCATCGCTTTCAAGGCGAATTACCAACCATTGGTGCTATCCTCTATAAAAGTCCTCAACGAACTTCAAAATCTAATCGTCTAACTTTACGTTGACGCCTTGCTTCTTGATAAGCAAGATCTTCATTAGTCAAAACACCAGATTTTGATTTATGTCCGTAAGAATTTAACATGACAACTAATGACAAGTCAACTGCCGAAATCTTATCTCCACGAATGGTTGCCATATTTGAACAACCACACGATACTGTTTTTGTAGGATGTCCTTCTAGTTCCTTGCCACAAGAGCGGCATCGGATTCTTAAATTTTCCATTTGTATAATGAGTTTTACTTCTTCAATTTTTGAATATTTATAATGGGCGAAGAGGGATTCGAACCCCCGGCATTCTCCGTGTAAAAGAGACGCTACTACCACTGAGCTATTCGCCCGAAAAAGTCAAGATTGACTCATCAGATATTCTACTGTATTTGCCACATCATTCATAGCGTCACGTAGATTTTCTCTTTGACCCGACTCTTGTCTTACAACTGGACGATAGTCTTCAACGAGCGTCCATCTCCATTGATTTAATTCTTTACAGTACCAAAGATTAATCTTCATTTTTAAAATGTTCTAGTTCAACCCAAAGAAGAAGTGTTTGAAATGCGGCGATGGAAGCCTCAGTGCAATTATCTTCTTTGAGTTTCTGAATATAATATTCAAGTGCTTCAATGACCATTTGACGATCTGTTTGGGAAAGAAGAGACATAAACCTCCTGGTTCTTTACTTATAATAATATAAAGATGGTCGATTGTCAACCTCTTCATTCTTTGCTTTTTTTACTTGCCTAATACTCCAAACAACGAGCGCCATAAGAGCAAAATAAAATAGATAGTCATCAATCATCACCAAAAAGAAAATAACTGATGCACCTACTCTTAACCAACTAGGCATAGGGATCTTGCTAAAGATCCAACGAACTTGCTTCTCAAAGATAAAGTATAGTGGTATGAGTGCAGTGACTACAAACTCACTATATGGAACCACAAAATACAGAGAGAGCAATACAAAAATTGGAAAGTATTGCCTCTCTGGTATTCTCTTTAAGTAGGAAACATATAGATTAATCCACTCTTGACAAGTTTTTGATCTATTTTTCCACAACTTAAAGAGATTTTTCATAGTTTATCAGAATGTGAACTTCGTCTGAATCACACCACCAACATTACTGGAAGTACCAGAGAATGCTTGATTGTTAGAAACATAGAAGAGTGCAGGAGTGATACTGATATTATCACTTACACGATACTTGTAGAACACTTCCCACATTGTTGCATTTGCAGAGAGTCCTTGTGCATTGCCTGGTTGTCCAACAGCAAATCCAGCACCATTACCTTTTGCAAAAACATCATTCCACTGAAGTCCTGCCATCCAGGTTTGAGAGTTGGTTGCATTATTGGGAGTAGAAGGTCCTGCAACATAGTTCCAACCATAAGCAAGTGAAACGGAAGGAACAATACCGGACTGAACAGGTTGCCAGTAAGCATTGATTGCATAACCATTGGAACCTTGATTTGCACCCAGAGTTCCATTGGCACCGAGAAGTCCATTGTAAGTGCGAACACGGGTGCCTTGAGTGCCGTAACGATAACCGAAAGCAACACCCCAGTTAGGAGCACGATAACCAAGTTGTGCCAGAGTATTCAGACCACCAGTGGAATTGAACACACCAGTTGAACTATTGTCACCATCTTGAGCAACATAGTTCAGACCAGCAACGATACCACCTTTCTTACCAGGTTGAACATACTGAATACCAAAACCTTGACCAGTTGCCTTGTTATAAACACCAGGAGCACCAGCAACTTGAAAGAAGTCAAGAATTTCCGATTTGTATGCGGAAGGGATCCATGCAATTTCGGTATTACGGACCAGAGCACCAGCAGTTACAGTTACACCCTTTGCAAGTGCAGGAAAACTATAATACAGACGATCAATGATTACACCATCAGCAGTGGTTTCTGCCTTATCCAGTTTGAAAAGTGAACCCGAAGAACCAAAAGGTTGAGCACTGAAATTACCAGAACGCAGACGAGTGCGAAGCAGGTCCTTACCAGTGAATGAAGTGTCAAAATTCAGACGAAGGTCATAGTTGAAAGCAGTGTTTCCAACTTGAGTTCCGTTACGAAGTTGAGCACCATTTACACCACCAAGAACAAAGTTTGCTTCACCTTTGAGTTTAGTGGTAGTGGAAAATTGTTGTGCTTGAAGAACACCAACTCTCTTTTCCAGTCCATCCACACGACCACGAAGAACAGCAAGTTCTCCTTGGAACTCAGTCAGAAGACGACGAAGTTCATCAGTGGTTTCCGAGACACGATCAAGGCAAGCATTCAGAAGAGCAGCTGCCTCAAAACGAGTCATTGCCTTACCACCACCAAAGGTGCCATTAGGATAACCAGCAACACATCCGTAACGATCTACAAGATTGCCAAGTGCTTGATATGCCCAATCAGTAGGACGGACATCAGAGAATTGAGAAATACTTGTAACCTGACTCTCAGAGTATTGATTGACTGCTACCATATTCAATTCTGCGGCATTCGCAGCAACAGGAGCAACCATTCCCAGAGCAACAGGTGCAAGCATCAGTTGATTGAGTTTCATAAAGTTTGTTTTTTAGTACTAAACGACATTATGAGGAACCGTGCAAATAGTTGCGGCACGGTCACTTCACGGTATTTATCCTAACAGTTTCTTTGGGATCAGTCAAGATTTTTCGGTTTTTGCGATCTTATAAGCGGAGTATCGGATTCGAACCGACGACGAACTGCTTGGAAGGCAGCCATTCTACCACTGAATTAACTCCGCAATGTGAGAGTGGAAGGTTTTGCATCCTTCTACTGTATCCCTTGTCGGGGTGCCTTACTTTTGGCGTCACTCTCAGCACAATTCCTTCACACGGATAGGAAAAGTATAAGACATAATGAGTATTATGTCAAGCCCCCGACAAGACTCGAACTTGCGACAACCGCTTTACAAAAGCGGTGCTCTACCACTGAGCTACAAGGGCGGATTTTTTCTATTTAAACGCTTTCTAACAGCATTATCACTAACACCAAATATTCTACCAGTAGCAGAATAACCATTTTCAAGAACCAACTTTTGAAGTTCTTGATTATTTGGCCAGTCAATAACTTCTCTATTTTTACGAGAGCATTTTACTGAACAAAACACTTGATTGATAATCGTTAGTTTTCCACACTCTTTACAAGGGTGCTTTGGTTTTTCTGGTAAAGGTTTATCACTAAAACTTTCATCAAATTTTAGTACATTTTCTGGAATATTGGTAGTACCAGAATGAACTTCACGATGACAATTGGAACATAAACAAACACACTTTCTAAGTTCTTCAACAAATACTTGTCTGTTTGCTACTGATGCTGATGGAGTAAAGTCTTTTTGATTAGGGTCTATATGATGAAACTCTAATGCTTCAACACATTTATCATAACCACAAATCCCACACTTACCACCAAATGCATCAACTGCCCATCTTTTCCTTCTTTGACGAAATTGGACAACTGCTTTACCAGACATTCTAACCTCTAACTTTATTATTATTTATAATATTTTAGAGGTTAGAACTCCCATCGTAGGTACTGCCCCTACCAATCTCCGATTAACAGTCGGGCCCGTTCGCTTGCTCGGTCGATGGGAATGATGGAGTAAGCGTGATGTACCTCATAAGGATATAACAGAGACTTACCCTCTATCTTGCTACGGCATTCTGGTTTATCTTTCCAGCGCAAGTAGCAACAGGCACGGCTGGACTCGAACCAGCAATCGGCAACTTAGAAGGTTGATG